TGCAGACATGGACCGGATGGACTGATGACGCCACCGTAGTTGGAGACTGTGGCTCGCCTCTTGTTGTTCACCAACCAGTTACTGCCATCATTGGTATCCATGCTCTTGGCAATGTTCATGGATCAGTGTGGGCCACAGAAATCGACACGACCATTGTGGAAGTTGCTCTAGCGCACTTCGACATGCCGGTGGTTCAGTGCTCAGCACCTGTCATCGGGGCTGATAGCCGACCTAAGCTGTTGGTTGACTTGCGTCAGTTTTCCCCTCTGAGATGGTTGGAGGAGGGGTCTCTGAACGTGTTTGGAAGTTACTCCACTCCATCTGTAACCTCCAGGTCTAAGGTACGTCCCACTCTGTTGGGTGCACAGATCCTGAAGGAGCGGGATTGGACAGTAGACTTCACAGCACCGGAGCTGAAGGATTATCGACCATGGCGGCATGCACTCATCGATTCCACTCAAAAACGATACGGATCGCTGAGTGGCTCCACTATGAAGGCGATTGCTCAAGCCTTCACAGATGACATTCTCGAGTCTCTGCCAGCGGGTGCGTTGAGCATGCTTGAACCGCTCTCCGACAAAGCCACTGTGAATGGCATTGCCGGCGTCCGTTTCATTGACAAGATGAACTTCAAGTCATCGATGGGAGAACCCTACAACAAGACGAAGAAGGCATTCTTGTCTGGTGTGGAGGGAGACATGATCTTCAACGATGAAGTGATGGCTCGTGTCGCTCGAATCAAGCAGGCTTATGCTGATGGTCAGCGTGCGTGCCCCGTCTTCAGCGGGAAGTTGAAGGATGAACCGCGTGCCACCAAGAAAGTTGCAGAAGGGAAAGTGAGAGTGTTCACCGCAGCCCCTGCCGACTGGAGCTTTGTGGTTCGACAGTTCCTGCTACCTGTTGTCAAGCTCATGCAAGAGAACCCCTTCGTGTTCGAAGCATCACCTGGTTGCACAGTGCAGTCTCTCGAGTGGCAGAGTTACTACAAGTTCCTCACCCACTTTGGTTTTGATCGCATGGTGGCGGGAGACTACGGTAAGTTCGACAAGAAGATGGAAGCTCTCATCATCCTTCTGTCCTTCCGCGTGCTTCGTAACCTTTGCGAACGTGCAGGTTGGGAAGCTGACCAACTGTGCGTGATCGATTGCATCTCTGAAGACACGGCCTACGCCTACGTGAACTTCGATGGTGACCTAGTGGAGTTCTTCGGATCTAACCCATCAGGTCACCCACTCACCGTGATTGTCAACTGCATCGCGAATGCATTGTACATGAGGTACGCGTTCGTCGAGCTGTGCCCCTTCGAGGGGACAGTGTACGAGAAAGCACGTCGCTTCAAGGAGTTCGTCAGGCTCCTCACGTATGGTGACGACAACACCATGGGCGTGTCGCGTGAGGCTGACTGGTTCAACCACACAGCCATCCAAACGGCGATGACCAACATCGGTGTTGAGTACACCATGGCCGACAAGGAAAGCCACTCGCGCCCATTCATCCACATCAAAGAGATTTCTTACCTGAAGCGATCTTGGCGCTGGGATGAGCATGTAGGTGCGGTGGTGGGCCCACTCGAGGCTGCGTCCATCCACAAGATGCTGACCATCTGCAATCCCTCGGGTGACGAATCCCCGGAGTTACACATGGCGAGTGTGATGTCGTCGGCCCTCAACGAGTGGTTTTGGCATGGACAAGCCAAGTTCGAGGAGGAAAGAGCTTGGTTGTGGGGTCTTGCCCAACGAAACAATCTCACGATGGAACTCGAGTTCAAGGGTTTCCCAACGTGGGATCAACTGAAAGAACGATTTTGGTCAGCTTCCCGAGGAGTGGAAGGAGCCGAGATAGGGTGTGAGAAAGAGCACCCGCGCAACGTTTTGCCGAACTAGTCTATCCCTCTGGTGCGATCTGTATATTTAATGTTATGCGTTTCGAACAAGTGTAAGTGTGCGCACCAGTTGTAAGTCCACCCTTCAGGGGGTTCGCCTTTTTAGGAGTGAGGGTTAAGGATGCCCGCGAAAACGCGAACTTGCATGTAGAATAAGTCATCTCCTGCATTTTAAACCGACTTGCTAAAACAACACAAACAAAAGCAGGAGTGCATACTCAAAAACAAAAACAAAACAGCGTCCCAGTTGAAAGCACTGGGCTAAATCGATATGAGTGTCCGCACTGCGACCATGTGATGGTGATGCGTGACGTCTCAATCGAGTGTGAGAAGTGCTGTCCTTGGAAGTGTGAGATACAATCCGAGGAGGTACTTTTAGCACCCACTGTTCCGGAAATGTCGATCACGAACGAAGTGACGACTAGTTTCATTGATGCAAACGCAGGTTCGCACACTGGAAGCGGAACTTCCCCGTTGGACTATGAACTCGCTGATGCTCAGACTTCCTCTGATCTCGCATCGTTCTTGGCTCGTCCTGTACGAATTGGGGCAGTAACGTGGGCTCCGTCAGATCCTGTCGGTTTCCTCTTTGCTAACTTGAACGTGTGGGCGGCTTTCTTGAACAACGTGTCGATCAAGAACAAACTGAGCAACTACGCATTCATCCGTGGCAACTTGAAGTTGAAGATAGTCACCAATGCTTCACCCTTCTTGTACGGGTCGTTGCGTGCGGTGTATCGTCCCTTGCACACCTTCAAGGCTTTGACGGTCGGTTCCACGTTTCCATCAGCGCTTGTGCCATATTCGCAGATGCCTGGCGTGTGGATCACTCCGGCTCACAGTGAAGGTGCGGAGTTCACATGTCCGTTCATCTTCCCCCGATCCTTTGTTCGCACTGGTTTGGTTTCGGAAGTGAACGCACTCGGAGCTCTGGATGCCATTGTGTACAACACTCTGGCCAGTGCAAACGGCGCCACATCTTCAGTGTCGGTGCAGGTGTATGCTTGGATGGAAGATGTTACCCTGGCAGGTCCAACTGTTGGCGCCGTGTTGCAAGCTGATGAATATGGAGTGGGAGTCGTTTCGGCTCCAGCCTCGGCTGTGGCAGCGGTCGCCTCTATGCTGACGAAAGCACCAATCATTGGACGTTTCGCCAAGGCCACAGAAATCGGTGCCAGTGCTGTGTCCAGTATGGCCAAACTCTTCGGATATACCAATGTACCAGTGATTGAAGATGTGCGCCCTGTGCGCAATTCGCCTTTCCCGTCCATTGCATCCGCTGAGATTGGTTATCCGCATGACAAGCTGGCTTTGGATGCGAAGAACGAGTTGTCCATCGACCCTGCCATTGCTGGCCTTGGTGGAGAGGATGAGTTGGCCATCTCGCACTTTGTTCAGCGAGAATCTTTCCTCACGGGTGTGAGCTGGCCAAGTAGTGCTCCGGCAGACACTCCTCTCTTCACAAGCT